CATCATGTCTCGCTTCGCCCGCCTTGCTCTCGACACCGACACGCCCCGTCGCATGCCCATCCGCCACCCGGCCACCGGGGAGCCGATGGTGGATGCCGCGGGGCGTGAGGCGTTTCTGGACCTGCTCTCGCTGAGCGGCACCGCCGCCAACAAGGCGCGCGCGCAGGCCCAGCAGCGCCGCATCGACAACCGCGTGCGCCGCGTGACGGTCGAGGAAGCCGAAGCCGAGGCGCTGCAGGTGCTCGTCGCCGTGACCAAGGGCTGGTACCTGGTCGGGCTGGACGGCGAGGCGCTGGATATTCCATGCACTCCCGAGGCGGCGGCCGAGCTCTACGGCACGCCCGGCCTGCGCTTCATCACCGAGCAGGCCACCGTCTTTGCGGACACGGGGGGAAACTTCCTGCCGAGCTCCTTGACGAACTGATCGAGGCAGCTCGGGCACGCTGGGCGCTCAGCGAGCGCCAGCCGGACGGCGCGACCCTGCGCCAGCACCTAGAGACGGCATGGCGGCAGAAGGGCTTCACGCCTGACACCATGCCCGCCGGGCTTCGGGTGCCAGAGATTCCGGCGGCCCTTGAGCATCTTTGGGGCTGGTTCTGCGAGATCAGCGCGGCGCGCAGCGGCAATGGCGGCGGGCCGAACCCGATCGCTTTTACCGAGATCGAGGCATGGGCGCGGCTGACTGGCCGGCGCATTCGGCCGCGGGACGTAGAGGCGATCATGCTGCTCGATGGCGCGTTCTTCGCGCACCTCGGCGAGCAGGACCAGAAGCGACGCGCGGCCGAGCGCGCGAAAGGGGCTCGGGCATGAGTGGTGCGATGGCGCCGGAAGCCGAGACGATCATCCGGCAGACGGAGACGATTAACCGGCTGATGGGCAACTCGACCACGCAGGTCGAGAGGCTACAGCGGCAGCTGGACGGCGCCTATGCCGCTCAGCAGCGGTTTGCCCAGGCGCAGCAGACCATCAACTCGGCGCTGGAACGTGGCCGGCTCAGCCAAGAGCGGGCGAACGAGTTGCTGACGCTTGCTCAGCAGCGGTTCCAGAGCGCCGGGGCCGCGGCTCAGTCCTACTCGGTCGCGAACGACAACGCGGCGCGCAGCGGTCGCAACTTTGGCGGCGTGATCGGGCAGGCTGGTTTCCAGATCCAGGACTTCGCCGTTCAGGTGCAGTCCGGCACTTCGGCCCTCACTGCGCTGTCTCAGCAGGGCTCGCAGTTGCTGGGCGCATTCGGCACCGGCGGCGCGATTGCGGGCGCGGTGCTGACCATCGGCCTGCTGGCGACGCAGTTCCTGACCGGAGGCGACGCGGCGAAGGCGTTCAACGATGCGCTGGACAAGACGCGCACGCTTTACGATGCGCTCAACGAAGCAGCCGAGCGGCGCGCTGAGGGGCAGGCGCGCGAGATCGAGCGAACCCAGCGCCTGCGCGACTACTACGCCAGCCTCACCGAAGAACAGCGCCGCGGCGCCGAGGTTGCGGCGCGCGCGGCTGAGACGGCGCTTCAGACGCAGGCGGCGCGTATGTTTGAGGGCGCGACGGGCCGAATTCGCCCGTTGCTCGCTGGTGGGCAAGCTGATGACTTTGGCCTGGCCCGCACGCCCGAACAGCTCCGCGCCGTCGAGGCGGCGATGCAGAGCATGGACCTTGCTGGCGGGCAGGCTCAGGCGCAACTTTTGCGTCTTATCGGCGCGCTAGACGAAGCCGCGCGCAGCTCTACGCGATATGCGCCGGCGGCCAATGCTGCCCGCGATGCGCTTCTGCCTCTGATCGAGCAGTTTGGCCGCCTGGATGCAGCCTCTCGCGCTGCCGGCCGCGGCATCGACGAAGTCGCGATGGCGCAGCGCACGCTTCAGACGCAGATCGCCCAGGCGAATGTCGGGCAGGGCCTTACGGCGCAACTGTTCCAGGCTCAGCAGCAGGCCGCGCGCTATGCCCGCGGTGACATTGCCGGCGCGCGCGCAGCGACGCGCGAGCAGGAGATCGAGGCGCGCCGCGGCGCGCTGATCCAGGAAGAGACGGAACGGTCCCGCCGATCCTTCCCGGAGGGCACAGATCGGGCGGTCATTGACGAGGCGCTGCGCTCGCGGCGCGATCAGATCGAGCGCGAGGCCACGCGGCTTGCAAACCTTGAGCGGGAGAACCGCGAGGCCGAGGAACGAGCGCGGCAGGCCGAGCGCGAGGCCGAGCGCAACGCGCGCCGCGGAGCCGTGGAAGACCGGCGCGAGGAACGTCTCACCGAGCGCGCGCTGCGCGAGCGGAACCAGCTCATCGCGTCGCTCGACGGCGAGGCTGCGGCCAACATCCGCCTCGAGGAGTCGCTGCGCCGGATCGAGGAAGCCCGCAAGCGCAACCTGCTGTCCGAGCAGGAGGCGAACGAGCTGTCACAGCAGGTCCGCGCGCGCCGCGACCAGGAAATCGTCCGCGCCAACGACAAGTCGCAGCTCTACGCCGAAGACACGAAGCGGCTTGCGACCCTCAACCGCGAACTCTCCGACATCATGGGCAGCGCGTTCCAGGATCTGGTGCGCGACGGGAAGAGCTTCGAGGACACGCTGAAGAACATCGAGCGGCAGCTGCTGCGGCTCGGCGACAAGTACCTGCTTCAGCCGCTGCTTGACCAGCTCGCGCAGCTTGCCATGGCCCGTCTCGGCGGCGGTGGCGGCGGTGCTGGCGGCGGGCTCGGTGGCATCCTTAGCAGTCTGGCGGGCAGCGGCGGCGGTTCCGAGGTCATCGGCACCGGCATCGCGAAAGGCATTGAGGTGGCGGCTTCTGCCGTCCTGCATACCGGCGGCGTAGTCGGCCGCGACGGGCAGACGCGCGTGGTGCCGATTCGGGCTTTTGATGGCGCGCCCCGCTTCCATACGGGCGGCATGGCGGGCGGGATGCGCTTTGCCAATGACGAGGTGCCCGCCATCCTGCGCCGCGGCGAGATGGTCCTCACCGAGCGCCAGCAGGCCGCCATGTCTAAGGGCTCGACCATCAATCAGACGGTCGTGGTCAAGGCGGAAGACCCCGGCGCCTTTAACCGCACCCGCGGGCAGATGGCGCGCGACATGCGCCGCGATCTGGCCCGAGCATCCCGGAGCGTTTGATGGCCACCATCGACGACGTCCGCTTCCCGGATCGCATCGCCGAGGGCGCCGAAGGCGGGCCGACCTTCTCGACGTCCATCGTCGAATCGTCCGGCGGCAACGAGCAGCGCATCGCGAATTGGAGCGTGGCGCGCGGTCGCTGGAACGTCGGCACCGGCCTGCAGGACGAGAGCGACATCGCCACGCTGATCGCGTTCTTCCGCGCGCGCCAAGGCAGGCTTCGCGGCTTTCGCTTCCGTGACTACTCCGATTGGGAAATGCCGCGGCAGACAATCGGCACGACGCAGGGCTCGGATGCGACCTGGCCGCTGTTCAAGTCCTACGTGTCGGGCTCGGTCACGGCGAACCGGCCGATCACTCGGCCTGTGTCTGGCAGTGTCCGGTGCTGGGTCAACGGTGTCGAGGCCAGCATCGGCGGCGGTGCATCGCAATTTCAGGTCAGCCTGACCACCGGCGTCATCACGCTCGGCGCGACGCTTGCCGCCACCACGGGGCAGGCAATCGAGGCCGCCTGCGAGTTCGACGTGCCCGTGCGATTCGACACCGACACGCTGCCTCTGCGCCTCGCCGCCTATCGCATCGGCGAGTGGCCCGACGTGCCGATTGTGGAGTTGCCCGAATGAAGGCCGCATCTTCTGGGATGCAGACGCACATCGCCGGCGATGCGCTCACGCTTGCCACCATGTGGCGCATCGTCCGCAAGGACGGCGAGGTCTTTACCTTCACCGACCACGACCGCGATATCGTCTATGCCGGTGAAACCTACGTTGCCGCGCTGGGCTACCGCCGCGCTGCAGTGTCGTCGGGCGCCGAGCTGGCGGTCGACGAGACGGAGGTCGAGGGGCTGCTTGATTCGGCATCGATCAGCGAAAGCGACTTGCGCGCGGGCGTTTGGGACGGCGCCGCGGTGCGCATCTTCTTGGTGAATTGGGCAAACACGGCGGACGGCGAGATTAAGGTGCGCCGCGGGCGTTTGGGCGAGGTCACGCTGCGCGACGACGGCAGTTTCCGCGCTGAGTTGCGCGGCTTGGCCCAGCCGCTGCAGCAGACCATCGGCAGCCTGTATCAGCCCGAATGCCGGGCAGACCTCGGCGACGCCCGCTGCAAGGTGGATCTTGCCTTCGGCGCGGGCTGGACGCAGGAAGCGGCGATCGACACGGTGACCGACAGCGTCACGCTGGTCATGGCCCCGGGCATCGCTGGCTTCGCGGACACCTACTTCACCGGCGGCGTGGTGACCTGGCACACCGGCACGAATGCGGGCGTGTCGCGCGAGATACTGGGCTGGGTGCAATCGACGCGCACCCTGACCCTGTTCTCGCCGCCGCCGCTGCTGCCCGTGGCCGGCGACGTGCTGCGCCTTCAGCCGGGCTGCGACAAGCGCAAGGCCACCTGCCAGTCAGTGTTCAATAACTACCTGAACTTCCGCGGCGAGCCTTTCGTGCCCGGCGCGAATGCGCTGCTCGAGACGCCATGATCGCGCGCGGCGACCTGATCGTAGTTGCTGCGCGGTCGTTCCTCGGCGTGCCGTGGCGGCATCTCGGCAGGTCGCGCGGCGGGGTGGATTGCATCGGCCTGGTGCTGCTTTCGCTGCGGGAGGTGGGCGTGCAGATTGACGACCCCGCCCCCTACCAGCGCGAGCCGCAAGGCACGCGGCTGCTGGACGGCATCCGCGCGCACGCCGCCCAGGTCGCGCGCGAAAGGCCGGGCGACATCCTGCTGTTCCGCATGGGCGTCTATGGCGCGCATGTGGGCATTGCTTCGGTGCATCCGTCGTGGCGCGTGCCGGCGGTGGTGCATGCCTACGCGCCGCACCGCTGCGTGGTCGAGCAGCCGATGGACGGCGCCGCGCGCACGGCGCTGGTCGGCGCGTTCCGGCTGCGGGAGGTTTGACGGATGGCGCAGCTCGGTGTCGCGGGTGCGGGCGCAGTCATCGGTGGCGTCATCGGCACCTTCGCCGGCGGCAACACGCTGTTGGGGGCGCAGATCGGCTGGGCGATCGGCGGCGTGGCCGGCGCGCTGCTGTTTCCGCCGAAGGGGCCGGACACCACCGGACCGCGGCTCAACGACCTGTCGGTGCAGACCAGCGGCTACGGCGTGCCGATCCCAATTGTGGCCGGGCGCACCAAGCTCGCCGGCAACGTCATCTGGAAGACCGACCTGCGCGAGACGGTGACGCGCCGGCGCCAGGGCAAGGGCGGCCAGACCGCGCGCACGACCACCTACACCTATTCGCTGTCCTGGGCGGTGGGGCTGTGCGAATGGCTGATCCCGCCGACCTCGGCGCAAGTGCTGCGCATCTGGCTGGATGCGAAGCTGGTCTACGACGCCACCGGCGCCAGCGCGGTCGCGCAGATCCCGGGCCTGACCTGGCGCTTCCACGACGGGTCCGAGGATCAGCTTCCCGACCCGCTGCTGGCGGCGACGCTGGGCGCCGACGCGCCGGCGCATCGCGGCCTGGCCTATATCGTGTTCGATGACGTCCCGCTGGCCGAGTTCGGCAACCGCATGCCGAACGTGACGGTCGAGATCAGCGCGAACACCACCAGCACCTTCCCGCAGGTCAACAGCGTGGCGCCTGCCGCGACGCTGTTCACATCCTCGCCTTCGAACCTGATCTACGCGAACCTCTGGCCCTCAGCGGTGGCGGTGGATTACGCGCGCGGGCGCGTCTACGAGGGGCGCAAGCGCACTGCGGGCGCCACATCCTCTGCCGACACGCTGATCCGTGTCTATGACCTGCTGACGATGCAGGGGATCGCCGAGTATTCGGTCGATCAGATCGTCGCGCCGGTCATGGGTGGCGCAGGCGGGCCGCCGAACGCCGCGCCGGGCGTGCTGCACATGGGCGCGGACGGCTTCCTTTACATGACCGGCGGCGGCAGCAACTTTGGCGGCGTACGGCCGCCGCTCTGGAAGATCGACCCCGACAGCATGCGGGCGGTGTCGTGGTTCGGCACGCGAACCGGGGACAGCTTCTTCCTGACCGATTCCGAGACCTCGCTCACCAACCCTCTTTCGATCACCTCGTTCCAGGTTCAGCGGCTGGGGGCGACGCCGCGGACCTTCGTCGTCGTGTCGTCCTATCGCTCCGCGATGTATACGGTGGATGCCGACAACACGACCGGTGCGCCAATGGCGTATGTCTGGGGGCGTGTTGGCTCTATTTCCCCGCCAGGCATCAGCAACGGCTACAGCATTCTTCCGTTGGCGTATGAGCATGCCATAGTCGCGGGGCGGCAGTCCGAACAAGGGACCGACGTGTATTGGGTTCAATCGAAATACGATCTGACCCCGAAGCGCGTCGAGGTTGTCCGCCACACCTACGGCGCCGGCGCGGCAAGCCTTGGCGGCGGGGCGGCCATGGGCATCGTGCAGCATCCGAAAGTCACCATCGACATCAATGCTGAGGTCGATGCTTCGGCAAGCCGCATCGTCCTGCAGTCCGCATGGTGGGATGAGGCCGACAATACGCTGGTCATCACCATTAGTGGTGCCGGAGGTCCAGCCTCGACTTGGTCGCGCTTTTCGACCTTCAAGGTGGCGCCGGACGGCACCGTCCTGTGGACGCTGGTCGACCACGCGATGCCAGCGCGCAGCGATGCGCGCGGCGACATGCGCCGGGTCTTCGGCGGTCTCTGGGGCTTGGGCGCCGGCCCTGTCTTGTTTCCCGCGACCGGCGATGTGCTGCTCTCGCCCGCCGGAGGCGACTTCAACACGCTGTCGTGGGTGGACGAGCAGCAGGCGGTGATCGGCTTCCGGGCATCGGGAGGTGGCGCGCAGGAGATTGCCAAGCGTTTCCTGGTGCGGTCGTCCCCGAACAATCTGACGGTGGGGGCGATTGTCACTGCGCTATGCGAGCGCGCCGGGCTATCGGCGGCCGACATCAACGTGAGCGCGCTTTCGGACAGCATCCGGGGCTACACGCTAGGCCGGCCGACCTCGGCGCGCGATGCGATCACGCCGCTGGGCGCGGCCTGGCAGTTCGATGCCGTGGAGCAGGACGACATATTGGTCTTCCGCAAGCGCGGCGGCGCCCTTGTGGCAACCCTGGATTACGCCGACCTGGTGCGAGAAAGCCCGGACGGCATGGTCATGGAGGAGCAGCGTGTGCAGGACGCCGACCTGCCGCGCGAGCTGACCGTGCGCTACATCGACATCGACCGCGACTACGAGCAGAACGCGCAAAGCGCGCGGCGGCCGTCTGCGCCGATCGCGGTCACAGGCGCCAATGCGTCCTCGGGCTTCGACCTTCCGATCCCACTGACGGCGAACGAGGCCAAGACGGTCGCGCGGAGAATGATGACCGGCACCTGGCGGGAGCGGACCCGCATTGTCGCGGCGGTCGGCCCGCAGTTCCTGCGCCTGGTGCCGACCGACCCGGTCATCGTCACGACGCGGGACGGCGCTGCCATTCGCTGCCGCGTTATCACCGTGCAGCTCGGCGCGAACTGGGTGACGCGGGTCGAGCTGGTGACGGAGGACGCCGCCACCTACGCGCTGACCGCTGCAGGTGACAACGGGGAGGCGTACCAGCCGGGCAGCATGCCGGCGCCCTACTTCGCCCGCCTGATCCTGCCGGACATGGCGCTCGTGTCCGACGCGGACGACACGGGCGGCAACGGCCTGCGGGAGTATGCCGCAATCGGCGCCTATGACGGGCAGACTTTCCGCGGCGTGGATCACTTTCGCTCGCCCGACACTGCCGTCTGGACGCGCCTCGACCGCGCCGTGCGCAGTGTCACCTGGGGTGCCGTGAGCGCGATCAGCGGCACCCCCGTCTCGCCCTGGCTGTGGGACGAGATCACGCAGATCGACGTGGTGCTGAACAACGGCGAGGTCGATGGCGCCACCTCGCTCGAGGTGCTGAACGGCGCCAACATCGGCGCGCTGATCGGGGCGGATGGTCGCGCCGAGATTTTCCAGTGGCGCGACGCGGTGGCGCTGGGTGGGTCGGCCTACCGCCTGTCAGGCCTGCTGCGCGGGCGGCGCGGCACCGAGGATCTGATCGCGTCCCGCGCCCCGGGCGACGTCTTCGTGGCGCTGGACGCGAACCTGCTGCGGTTCGAGGCGCTCGCGGCCGAGGCCGCGGCGGTGCGATTCCATCGCGGCGTGACGATCTACGACACGGTGGAGACGGCGCCGGCCACTGTGACCAAGGCGGCGCGCGGGCGTGCCGAGCGCCCCTATGCCCCGGTGCAGGTGGCCGGCGCGCGGGACGGGTCGAACAACCTGACGATTACCTGGGTGCGGCGCACGCGGGTCGGCGGCGAATGGCTGGATGGGACTGGCACCGTGCCGGTCAGCGAGGCCGCCGAGGCCTATGAGGTCGAGATCCTGAACGGCGGCACGGTGGTGCGCACCATCGCGCCCCTTTCGTCGGCCAGTGCGACCTACCTTGCGTCGCAACAGACGTCGGATTTCGGCAGTCCGCGGCCTAGCGTGTCGGTGCGCGTGTATCAGATAAGCGCGCAGGTGGGGCGCGGCATTGCAGCGGAGGCGACAGTATGAGCGGCACCACCAACCTGAACGCGCCGTTCATCGCGGCAGCGCAGAACCAGAAAGAGGTCACGGCCAATTCTGCCTTCCAGCGGCTGGACGCAGCGATCACGGAGACGCTGGCGGTTTCCGTCTCGGCGGGCAGCGTAGCGCCCACGGCCGAGGAATACCGCGCGGCCGGGCGCGTGCTGGTTTCCGGCGCAACGACAGCTGGGCGCACGCTGACGCTGCCGGTGCTGAAGCGGCCGATGCGCATCAAGCTGTCTGCTGCCAGCACGGTGCCGATCAGCATTGTGCGCGGCACGTCCTCACGCGCGCTGCTGCCGGGGGCGGTGGTGGAGGTCTACACAGACGGCACGACCAACGGCCTCGAAGTGCTGGCCGAATACGGCCCGATCCGGCGCGACTTGTGGGTGCGCGGCGTCATGGACGATGACGAGATACTGGCCCGCTGGCAGGTGCAGGAAGACAGCACCCTGCTGCCAGGCCTGCTCGGCTGGGATTCGCAGGCCGACATTGCGGCAACCGGCACGACGGTGGTGCAGGTGCGGCGCGACGGCACCGAAGTGGGCACCCTCACCTGGGCCGCTGCGGGGACGGTGCCGACGCTCGCAACCAGCGGCGGGGCCGCGCAATCCTTCACTGCCGGGCAGTTCATCGACCTGAAGGCGCCGGCAACCGCCGACGCCACACTGGCCGGGGTGTTCTTCAATACGCTGCTGATGCGGGTGCTGTGATGGCGCTGATCATAGATGAAGTGACCATGCATCTGATGCTCGCCGAGATCGAGGCCAGCGTCGGACCGGGGCCAATCCTGCAGCTTCGCACCGGGGCTCCGTCCGGTTTGAGCGTGGTCGGCACGCTGCTGGCGGAGCTGCAATTGCCCGAGAACTGGCTGACCGACCCGGCCGCGCGTGCCGTTGCCAAGGCCGGCGCATGGCGGGTCGAGGAAGCGCAGGCGACCGGCAGCGCGGGTCACTTTGTGGTGCGCTCCGCGGACATCGGCAACACCGTGAAGATGGCCGGCGAGGTGACGAACATGGCGGGTGCGGGGCCGCTCAAGCTGTCCTCTGTCGCGATCGTCGAGGGCAGCCCCGTCGAAATCACGACCTTTACCCTGACCGCAGGCAACGCGGCGTAAGGAGACACAGACCATGCAGTTTTCCGTCGCTGTGCGTAATCGGCGCCTTGATGGCATCGAAACGGAGATCGGCACCGCCGCCATCCTGCGCATTTTCTCCGGCAGCATCCCGGCGAACTGTGCGGCTGCGTCGACGGGCACGCTGCTGGTCGAGATGACCCTGCCGTCCGACTGGATGGCGGCTGCCGCGTCCGGCGCGAAGGCCAAGGCCGGCACCTGGCAGGACGCCAGCGCAAACGCGACCGGCACCGCCGGCTACTTCCGCATCTTCGACAGCACCGGCAGCACCTGCGGCATCCAGGGCGCATGCACCGATACCGCCGGTGCGGGCCCGATGAAGCTGTCGACCATCAGCATCGTCTCGGGCGAGCCTGTCACCGTCGCGACCTTCACGCTCACGGACGGCAATGCCTGACCGCGCTGACGCGCTGAGGTAGGTCACATGGCTATCAGCTTTGTCGGCGGGCGCACGGCCGAGTGGGGCGGCAACACCACGCCCATCACCGCGACGTTTGGGTCTGGTCTGTCGGGCGGCCTGTCATCAACGCCAAGCGCCGGCGACTTCGTGGTTTTGTGGGCGGGCTACAGCACCACGTTCACGTCCAGCGGCCTGGGTGTGACATGGGGTAGCGGGGGGGCTCCAAGTATAGTCGTCGGGTCAACGCTGGATTTCGTGCGCATCCACACGTTGCTGGCTTATGGGTTCATCGATTCGACCAAGCTGGCAAATGGCACGCTGTCGATCACAAACTCAATCACGGCAGCCAATGCTTCAGGCACCTGGATTATCAAGGTCTACCGCGGCGTGGACGCTGCTACGCCGCTGGACGTTGCGCTGGTCAACGCTTCTGGCCTGAACACCAGCACCCCGGCCTTTGCTTCGATCACGCCTGTAACCTCGGGCGCACGGATCATCGCAATGGCTGGCGGCGGCGCCAGCAGCACGACTTCGCCCTACACGTCCAGCCTGAGTAATTTTTTCGCGGACCAGCGCGATTCGACCAACACCTACCGGAACCACACAGGCTCGGGCGACTTCACGTCATGGTCGAGCGGGTCCTACACGCCATCGACGTGGGGCGGTGGCGTCGGCGACGTCAATCACTGCTATTACAGCGTCACCATGGCGCTGCGGCCCGCGCCAACGGGGCCTTCGGGCGACGTGGCGGTCACGCTCGACGCAGCGACCCTGAGTTCGTCGGTCACGCTCGATGTGATCGTCACCGTTGCGCAGACCCTGGATGCCGCCACGCTGAGCTCGGTAGGGTCGGTCACCGCGACGGGCGCGCTGGCGGTCACGCTCGACGATTTCACTCTGGCCGGTGTCGGGTCGACCGTGATCTCGGTCGAATTGTCGGTGACGCTTGCGGGCGCGACAGTCGACGCGATCGTGGGCCAGGTCGGTGATGGCTCGACCGGCGACCTGCTGCTGGTTCTGGGCGATGCGGCGCTAGACGCCACGGTCACATTGTCTGTCGCTGCGGATCTGGTCGCCACGCTTGCCGATGCGGCGGCTGCATCGTTCGTGCTGGCCGGGAGCCAGGGGCCATTCCAGCAGCGCCCGCTGATGATCGTCAACTGAGAGGCCGGTGCTGCACCGTGCGGCGCACAGAACGCCCGCCTGCCGACCCCTTCAAGATCCGCACCCGTTGATGCCCCCCCCGGCGCCGGCGCTGCGCGCCACGCCATGATCAAGGACAGCGACATGCAGGAAGATCCTTCGCTCGCTGCGGCGAAGATGGCCGCAGCGGCGGCAGCGATGGGCGGCGCCGCAAGAATCGCGCTGGCGCTAAACGGCGGCACGCGCGGCTTGCGCCTGGCCATAGAAGGCTTCACAGGCGCCATGCTGGGCGTCATCGCCTCCGGCGTCGCGCTGTGGCTCGACGAAGGGCTGCAAGATGCCGGATGGCCGCTGCTGATCGTGGCGGGCTTCGCCGGCCTGACGGGCGCCTTGGGCACCCGCGCGCTGGACCTGTTCGAGGACTGGGCGCGCAAGAAAATGGGTCTGCCAGCCGCCGACAAGGCCCGGAAGGAGTGAGCCATGCCAACGCCGAAGCTGGCGAAGTCGTTCCTGAAAAAGCGAATGGCCGAAGTGCGCGCGGCCGGGTCCATCAACGGCGCCGCGCTGCGCGATGTCGAGACATGGCGCGACCGGCGCGACGCGCTGGTGACCGCCGCGCTCACGGCCATGGTGCAGTCCGGCACCGGCATGGACCCGCTGGCCATGCAGCGCGCCCTGGCCGCTGCCTTCGAGGAAGCCGCGCGGCAGGAAATGGAACGCTTCGGCGCCGGGCTGCCCTGGGTGGCGCTGTCGCGCACCGCCGCCCGCCTGTCCGCCCCCTAGCCCCGGAGCGCCGCCATGGCCCGCCGCCGCATCCCCGCCGCCGCGAATCCGCTCGTGGCGCTGGCCGAACGCTGCGCGGACGCGCAGCACGCCATCCTGGTGGTGCAGGAGGCGGACGGGTCCGTGCTTATGCACGCGCTGCCGCAAAGCGAGAACGCCATCTTGCAGGTCGGCTTGCTGGCGCACGCCATGGCGCTGGTCACCGGGTGCGAGGCGGACCCGGCGCCGCGGGAGGACTGAGCCATGCTCTGCGCCGTGGCGTTGGTGCTGCTGATGGACGCGAGCGGGTCGATCATGCAGGACGAATGGCGCGAGCAGGTGGAAGCCACAGCGCGCGCCATTGAAAGCCCGGAGGTCGCGGACGCCATCGCGCGAGCCGGGCCTATGGTTGTCAAGGCTGTGGCGTTCAGCGACCGGGTCGCGCGGCTGACCGGCTGGGTGGTGCTGGATGGCGCGCCCGCCGCGCAAGCCTATGCGAACCGCCTGCGCCAGGCGCCGCGCGCGGTGTCGGGTGGCACCGACATCAGCCGGGCTCTGAGCGCGGCCCATGAGGCTCTGCGCGCGGCGCCGTGCGAGGCGGATCGGCTGGTGGTGGATCTGTCGACCGATGGCGAGGCGCCAGAGGCGCCGACCGCTCTGGCGCGCGATGCCGCGCAGCTCGACGGCATCACGATCAACGCGATCGTCGTGGGGGCTGTGGCGCGGCCCGAGAGCGTCAGGGAGCACGCCATCACCGGCGACGGCTTTCTGATCCAGGCTGCCGACTGGGCATCCTATGCCGCGCTGGTGCGGCGCAAGGTGATTCTGGAGACCGCTGCGCGATGATGGACATTTCCCCTCTGACCCAGGCTCTGGTCGGCGCTGCGGCGGCTGCCGTCACCGCACTGGCCGGCGCGCTGCTGGCACGGCTGCCGCTGCTGCTGACGGCGCTGAAGGTGTCCGTCAATGGCGCCGACGCGACGCTGCTGCGGCATGCCCTGGACAACGCCGCGGCCAATGCCTCCGCGCTGGTGCAGGGCGGGCAGCCGATGGAGCGCGCGATCGCCGACATGGTCGGATACGTGCGGGCGAACCTGCCCGGCGCCATCAGCCGGCTGAAGGTGCCGCCGGAGACGCTGGACGCGATGGCGTCGGCCGCGCTGGCGCGCGTGCTGGCGGGGAGGGGGTAATGCCGGCGCTGCTGCTCTCGCCGGTCGCGCGCTGGCTGGCGCTGGCGGCGATCCTGGCCGCCCTGGCGGGGTGGGGTGCGATCGAGCGCGCCGGCCGCCAGGCGGCCACCGCCGACGCCGCGCTGGCCCGCGCCGAGGCCGCGGCGCTGGCCGACCGCATTAAGCACATGGAGGCCCGCCGTGAGGCTGAAGACGATGCTGCCCGTGATCCTGATCCCGCTGGCCGGCTGCGCGAGCACTGGCGCCGTGCCGACTGACCCCTGCGGCCCGTGGCGGCCGATCCTGGTCAGCGAGCGCGACCAGCTGACGCGCGGCACGGCCGAGCAGGTGCTGGCGCACAACGAGACCGGCGCGCGGGTGTGCGGCTGGAAGGGGCGGCCGTGAGCCTGCTGTCGCGCATCTTCTCGCGCCTGGCGCCCGCGCGGGTGGCCGAGGCGCCCAAGCCGGCCATGCCCGTGCTGGCGGTGGGCGATCCGCTGCGGCCTTGGAACGCCACAGCTGATCAGCGTTTCCGTGAGTGCGTGGCCATCGTGCTGAAGCACGAAGGTGGATTCGTGGATCACCCCGCCGACCCTGGCGGCGCGACGAACCATGGCATCAGCCTGCGCTATGCCCGCACGCTTGGGTCCATGCTGGATATCGACGGCGACGGCGACGTGGACCGGCACGACATCCTGAAGGTCACGCCGGCCAAGGCGGCGATGGTCTACCGCGACTGGTTCTGGCGCGACGTGCGCGGTGACGACCTGCCGGCCGGCGTCGACTTGGCAGTCTTCGACTTCGCCGTGAACAGCGGCGCGCCGAGGGCGATTCGCACGCTTCAGCGTGCGGTCGGGGCCTATGCTGATGGGTTCATTGGCCCGGCGACGCTGGGGGCGGTGCGCATGGCGGCGCCTAACGCCCGCGCGGTGGTCGAGGCGGTGTGCAACGACCGGCTGGTGTTCCTGCGCGGGCTGCGCACCTGGCCAGTGTTCGGGCGCGGGTGGTCGGCGCGGGTCGAGGATGTCCGGGCGCGGGCGCTGGTGATGGCTGGGTGAGCATAAGCCGCGCTGCATCAAGTGCGAACGAGTCGGGAACGCTGGTGACGCCCTGGTGTCAGCGCGCCGGTCCTGTTCCCGGTTTCGGCTGTCCATTCCTGTCCGGGCGGCTTGCGCGGCGGGCGCGCCAGCCGCTCCACCGCCTCCGCGCTGGTGTCTACCGCGCTCATGTCCATGTCTCCGCTGCGGGCTGCAGCCAGGACGGCGTCGCGGCCCGGCGCAGCGCCGTGTCTGCGATGGCCCAGGTCGTCAACGCGATCAGTGCCAGCGACATCATCGCCTCGAGCCAGCCGAACGCGCGGCTCACAGCCGCGCCCCCGCAAGCATCCGCCGCCGGTCGCGCTCGCTCGACAGCACAACCACGCCAGGCGCGCCGGCAGCGGCGTGGCCCATCTGCGGCAGCCAGTGCCGCGGCACCGGGCCCTCTTCCACGAGCCGCGCGCGTTCCGCGCAGTCGCGTAGGTTCTTGATCACCCGCCCTAGGATCTCTGCGCTGTAATGCCTGCCGTCCTCGGCCTCGATCTGTTGCAGTCGATCGAGCGTGATCAGCGAGGCGGTGAGGTCGCTCGCGATGGTCATGCGCTGGGCACCTCCGCGTCCGCCAGCCGCTCGTGCCGCTCACGCAGCGCCGAGGCCACCGTGTCGTGCAGCTCGGGCCGGTTCTTGGCCAGCCAATCGCGCTGCTTCAGAGTGCGATCGACCACGTCAAGTAGCGTTTGCATGTCCGCGGCGTCGGCAATGTCCGCCAGCATCGCGTCAACGCCGGCCTGCACCTTGTCCGCCTCCTGCACCAGCGGCTTCACCGTGTAGGGCTTGCGCGCCTTTTTCGTCGCCGTCAGCGCCAGCGTCACAGGCGCATCGATGTGCGACAGGTGCGAGATGCGAATGCCGCCCACCTCGAGCCCGCCCCACGTCACGGTCGGGTCGCGGTACAGCGTCACGCCGCGGCCGGCGAACACCGAGGCATCCGCGCCCCAGCACGCGATCAGCACGCGCCGCATCGACTTGCAGGGCTTCCACGGCTTGCTGTTGTCGCCTTCGAAATAGACGCTCACCGGCTGCTCTGCGCTGCCGGGATCCGCCGTCACTCGCGTGATGCGGATGGTCCGCGGGCCGGCCAGCAGATCATCCGCGTTCAGCTGGTCGCTTTTCGGCGCTACGGTTGCACTCAGGTCGGTCATGCGAAGATGTCCTCTGCGATGATGCGGCGCTCTGTGGCGACCAGCCGGTTCTCCTGCAGCGCCTGGCGGTACTGCGCCCAGCGCGCCGCCAGCCGTTCCTCGAACGCTTCCGCCGCATCGAGGATCGCCGCCTGCACGTCTGGGCTCGCATGCACGCGGATCGGGCACAGCGGCAGCCCGCCCGAGTAGCTGACGAAGTCGCACCACGCGCGCCCCGTAACCATCAGCCCGGTCTGCACCTGGATCAGGTAGTCGGACGGCATCTCGCCCTGGCAGATCGTCTGGACCTGGAACCGCTGTTGGCGGGACTTGATCTCGATCAGACCGTCATCGCCCACCAGCCCATCCGGCGAGTAGCCGATGCGGAACCGACCGAAGTCGCGCACGATGAAGCCGACCGTCTCCACCGGCGCGTAGTGCTGCGCGTAGATGCGGCGCGCCTCGGCCTCATCGTCCATGCCGCGGAGCATGTCGTCGCTGATGTAGGCGGGCTCGACATAGCGCGTGATGCGCTGCGCCAGCAGCTCCCACAAGTGCGCGCGTTCCTTTTCGTTGCTTGCTAGCTTCAGCGTCGGCGTGATGATCAGCCGCATCTCGCTGGCGGTGAGCATGCCGCAGCGCGCAGCCAGCCATTCGTCGCTGCCCTGGATTAGGTCGCGGTGGATGGTGAGGGTCATCGCACCAGCCCCGTCACCTTCGCGATTGCATGCGCGGTCCACACCACGCCGATCATCGCGAACCACCCGAACACCACCGCGCCGGCCATCCACAGCCCGCGGTTGTCCTGGTGGTGTTCTTCGCTGGGGGTCAGCGGCTGGCGGTGCAGCTCGCGCCCGCCCTCCACCACCCGGAACGACGGCTTGCGGCTCATGCGCGCCCTCCCTTCGCCATGTCAAATCGCCGCCACACATCGGGCAGCGCGTCGAACCACGGCAGCTCGCCGGCCAGCATCGCGTCGGCTGCGTTTTGGAACCCGTGCCGCCGCATGATCGCAGCGACGAAGATGCGCCCGGTCGTCACGACGCGGTCACCACCAGCAGCCGGCGGGCATCGTCCGCCTTCGATGGCGCGAAAGGACTGCCGGCGCGCGCTCATGACGCCACCTCGAGCGTCGCGTGCGTTTGCACCAGCAGCCGGCGCGCATCGTCCGCCAGCGCCTTGATCCGGCCCGCGTCGGCGCGCACCTGCGCGGCCGGCACCTGCGCGTGGTCGGTCAGTGCCAGCAGGTCATCCGCGCGCGTGGCGATGACCGTCAGCGCCGCAAGCAGCCGCGTGTCGCGCGACAGGCCGGGCACGAGAGGCAAGATGGCGTTCACGGCGCCACCGCCAGCGCCGCGCGCATCGCCATCGCCTGCCACTTGTCCAGCACGATCTGCTTCCGGCCGCCAGGCTGGATCACCAGAAGCCCGTCCGGCCGCGTGGCGATGCGCAGCGGGTCGCCGTCGATGCTGATGAAGGTGCCGACGATGGTGATCGCCGGGTCGGTGCTGGCCGGCGCGTCCGCCTGGGTGTCGGCGGGCTGCTCGGGGGTCAGATCAAGGGTCACTGCTCGTTCTCCGGGTTGTGGGTGGTGCAGACGCCAGCCGCCGCCGCGATCTCGTGCAGCAGGTCGGCAGGCATTCGGGGGAGCGCCGGCTTTGGCGCGGGCCAGTCGCGCAGGGTGCGCGCGACGGCGGCGGTCACGGCGTCGCAGGCCGCGGTCAGGGGGTCGGTCATGCGCTTTCCTCGTTGACAGATAGGGCCAACGGCCCTGCACAGAGGGCATGAGCAAGCGCACCTACGACCCCCGCCCCGTCTCCGTTCCTGCGCTTCCCGCCGGCGCCGTTGGGTTCCTGTCCCGCCGAACCGATCGGCCAGAGCGGCTTGCGCTGTTCCACGCCGATGGCACGCTGTCGAGCACCTTCGCCATCTGGGAAGGTGAAACGGACATTGCCGCGGCGCTGCAGGCGGCTGGCATGACGCTGCTGCCCGGTGGTGCCGTTGTCCGCGGCTGAATTCCGCGCGGCCCTCGCCGCGCTGGGGCTTTCGCAGGTCGCTGCAGCCGAAGCCTTGGAAGTGGACGCGCGCACGGTCAGGCGCTGGGCGCTTGGCGAGCGCGAGGTTCCGGGGCCGGTGCGCGTGGCGCTGCGGCTCATGGCTGTTCCTCCGCAAGGATTTGAGCCACCGCCGCAACCTCGTCGCGCGCCTCGATAGGGCCGACCGCGCAGCACGCGCGCAGCCCCTTCACTTCCCACGCGGTTTCCGTTTCCGCCGCCATCTGGTCGGCGTCGTCCTGCGTAAGCCACTCGGTCTCTTCCGCAGAGCCGTCGCGAAGGATGCACAGGCAAAGCCACATCACGCGGCCTCCCGCGTGGCGGCGGTCGCCGCGATGGACAGCAGCAAGTCACGAAACTCGACCGGCGTGGCGTTCCGCTTGGCCTTCTTGTCCTTGCCGCCGATCATGGAAACCAAGCCCTTGCGGCGGGCATATTCGTAGCCGTGGCGCTCAACCATTTTCGGGTCTAGGCGCTGCTCCCCCTTGCCCCAGCGCAGCGACGGCAGATCGACGCCGTGCGCATAGAGCCACGTCGCCTTGCGCGCCTCGTGACCGTAGAAGCCTTGTTCCACGTAGCAGGTCCACCCACCAACCAGGTCGGCGGCGTGCCACCCGCCTGAGCGCGGCGGCACCGTCAGCCCGTGCGCCGCCCATGCGCGGCTGTCGGCCGGGTGCTCCAGCACGCCACCCCAGCGGCGCACGGCGGCAAGCGCGGCGGCAAAACAGCCGCCGTCGTCGCCTAGCGCGTATTGGTGCGGCTTGCGCGGCGACCCGTGCCAGAACCGCCCCCAGCGTTCGCACGGCGGATGCGCCACGACAGGATGCGGGCCAGCGTAGCGGCGCGCGTCGCGGACTTCATCCCAGGCGTCTACATGCGGCAGGCCGGCATAGACGCCCGCAGGCTCAACGTAGAGCCCCGCGATCACGCCGCCACCCTCTCCGCATCGGCGAGCTCGCGCCGGATCCGCAGCACCAGCGCATTCGCGCGATCCCACGCGCCGCTCGTGTGCGCGTGGTCGTCGGACCACTCGAGGTCGCGCAAGGCCTGCTCGGCGCGCGCCAGGTCAGCGCGCAGGTCGGTGATGTGCGGCGGGTCGCAGTCCCGGCAGGTCCAGCGATCGTCGGCAACCCGCGCGTTGCGCGTGCGGCAGCCGCAGGCGTGGCACTCGCCGTGAGGGGACCAGGGCTCGCTCACAGCGCCGCCCCCAGCATCAGCACGCCGATCGCAGCGGCCAGCAGGACGCCGATGATCTCGGTCATCACAGCCCCGCCTTCGCCAGCGCGCGCTGGGCTGCCTGCGCAGTCGGGCCGTCGCCTTGCCCGATGTCGTCGAGGCGCGTGAGGCAGGAGCGCAGGGCGTCGGCGAGGATGACGCCGCGGCACCGCATGTCGGCCAATCCCGCCAGCGCCTGTGCCGCCTCGGCCTCGCGCATGTCGGCGTCGGGGCTGCTGAAGACGGGCAGCGGGGCGCTCACGACGCGCGCCCCTCGGCGGCGGCGATGGCTTCACGGGCGCACCGCTCGATTTCTTTGAGTTCCAGAACGTAGATATCAGCCATCGCTGAATACCGCTGCGACACGCGCGTTGTGTCGTCGCGCATCCACTCGAACCGCTTGCGCAGTTTTTCCGCCAAGTCGCGGGCGCCCTGCGCGCGGCCTTCGCTAAAAGCCTGCTCAACCACGTCTGGGGTGCTCACAGCACACCTTCCGGGGCAACGCCCTGAAACTCGCAATCAACCTTCACGCAGGGGTGCAGTTTGTGCCGCGCCTTGAACACGCGCGCCGCCCGCATGCGACCGCGCTTCGCCAACACGTCGAAGCCGGCATTCAGCGCGCCGGGCGCAAGGTTCAGCACGACGTCGTCCGTAATCTTGCCGTGGCGGCAGACGAACCACGCGACGTGGCGCGCGGCTTCCTGGCTGATTTCTGGGGTGGTGTCGGGCTGGGTGTCGGTGCTGGTCACTGCGGCCTCCGGGTTGATGCCGCTTAGTATCACTGAGCAGACGCCGCTTGCAAGCAAAATCGCTCAGGCAGACTAAGCAATCTGCGCATGGCCACAGCCAGCACGCCGGCGCGGCCGGCGCTCAGCTCAGCGGGCTATGGTGCGGGAGAAGCTGAGCGACCCGTTCTGGTCATGCGCGACGCGGTAGGTGACGCGCTGGCCTGCCGCCAGGCGCGCCTCACGCTCGACCAAACCGGCGAAACAGCCTGAGCGCGCGCCAAGGATCACCTCGCCGGCCGGGATCTGGCTAAGCGCCGGGGCTTTTGCCCAGGCGCTTAGCCAGATCCCGTTGCGACAAGCCCAGCCGCCGCCGCTCAATGCGGATCACGTCGCCGACGTCCGCGCGCTGAAAGCCTTTTTCCATGCGCTTAGCATGCCGATGCGGCCCGTAAGCCGCACTTAGCAATTCGCTTGCATTCAGGCGCTCAGTGCGGCTAAGCATGGCGCATGGAACCCATGGCCCTAATCCGCCAGCGCCGCGGCCTCATGGCGAAGATCGCGCAGGAACTGCACATCACGCGCGCCGCGGTCAGCACCTGGCGCCGTGTGCCCGCCGAGCGCGTCGTCGCCGTCGAGCGCATCACCGAGATCCCGCGGCATCAGCTGCGTCCTGACCTGTATCCGCAGCCGACCGCGTCGCATGCGCTCGAGGTTGCCTGAGATGACCCAGATGCGCGCCGTGTCCCTTCGCGGCGCGCTGCGGCCGGCGGGGAGTTTCCCTCCCCTGGGCTATTCCGCCGGCCGCTTCAACGCTTCGTCCTCTTTCCATGCCAACAGCATCGGGGACCACGCGCCATGAGCGCACCGGAAAAGGCTTCCATAATCGCGGCGCGCGAATACATCGCCGCCGTTGTGCGCCAGCATGGCGTCAAGCGCGGCCTCGACGTCGCAGCGCAGCGCCTGGGCATTTCTGAGCGATGGGCGCGCGGCATCCATTACAGCGAAGCCGCCTTCGTCTCGCACGCGCTCGATCGGCGCGCCCAAGCGGCGCGCAACGAACTCGCCCGCCAGCGCGCCGCGCAGCTGCGCGCGGAACTGGCCGAATTGGAGGAGCCGCATGGCGGTCTGGTTCTGGAAGAGTCTGTCGGCGTGGGCGGCGCGGCGCGGTGAGCAGTTCCTCGACCTCTCTGACTGGTGCCTCGTCCGAGCGCGAAACGCCCGGCGACGGCGCTATCCCTTCGAAAACGACTAGCCGCCGCCGCGGCGGGCTGCGACGCGACTTCACCCCCACCGCCGACCACATCATCCGCCTTGCGCATTCCGGCTTTCTGAAGGTGCATGAAGCCCGCCGCCTCATCAGTTGCGGCAATGCGGCGTTCTACCGTCGCATGGCCGAACTCGGATTGCCGCTGCACGGCGGCGCCAAAGGCCTTCGCAGCCCCATCCCGGCAGAAGCTGGCGATCCGTCCCGGCCGGCTGCCGGGCGCACTACGGCGCCGCGCGATAGCGGTGCTGGGCTTTCCTCCCTGCCCAATACGGGCCACCTCAACCCCGCCGCGCTGCCGCAAGACGGCGCGGCGGGGTCTTTTCCGACCGAGATCGCCATTCCCCGCCAGCGCGCCGGCGTCGCTTCAGCGACTGCGCAGCAGGGCATCGCGCCTGGGCGCGTTAACCCAGCTTCCTCCCGGAAATCGCAAACTGCGGGCGTCGCCGGCGCGCCCTGCGCATCTTCCGAGCGAATCCACCGCGGCGGCGCCGGCAACTTCCGCGTCTTTACCGCAGAGGAAGACGCGCTGATCCGGCGCGTCGCCGCCGGCGAGGTGCCTCGTGATCGCGCCTGCCGCGAGCTGCGCACCACCTACACCAAGCTGCTCGCACGGCTGCGCGATCTCGGCTGCGAGGTGAAGCAGTACGTGCGCCACAAGCCCACGCCGCTCGCCGACTGCCCGCCTGGCTGGATCCCGATCGCGCACGGCGGCGCCGGCATCTGGCGCGAGTACGAGGGCAGCCCGGTCAGCATCGAAGAGGCTCGCGCGCTGAGCGAGCGCGGCCTCGGCACCATGGCTCAGAAGCGGATCGACGGAGGCTTTGACCTCCTGTTCCGCGCCCGTCACCCCACCGTCTCCCGAGAGGACACATGGCAGAGAACCTGACCGCCGCGACCAACGGCCCGCCGACGATGAGCGCCACGGACTTCGCCGCGCTGAAGGCCGAGCTCGTGCTTGCCACCGTCGCGAAGGACAGCGCCGTCGCCAAGGTGCGCGCCATCCGCGCGCGCATGGAGAAGGCCGGCTGCGACATGAAGGCGCTGGACCTGCATCTGCGGCTGTCCAAGATGGAGGACGCTGTCGCCGAGATCTACTTGCGCAACGCCGGCCGCTACAACGCCTGGGCCGGCAAGCCGATCGGCTCGCAAGGCGCGCTGTTCGGCAGCGATGACGCGCCGGCGCCGAGCGAGAAGGCCGCGGAAGAGCTGCGCGGCGCGGTCGCCTACGAGGACGGCTACGTCGCAGCGCAGGGCGGGCAGACCCATGAAGACTGCCCATACGAGGCCGGCAGCTTCTTCGCTCAGCGGTGGTCGCAGGGCTACGTCGCCGGGCGCGCGGTCTTCGATGAGATCCGCGCCGGCAAGCCGCCCAAGGCCAGCAAGACGGGCAGCCGCAAGCCGGGCCGCCGGGCTCAGCGGCAGGAGCGCGCCGCAGCGTGAGCTGGACGCCGGGCATGGTGCTTTGCCTTGACCTGGCGCGCCGGCTGGGCTGGTGCGCCGGCGTGCCCGGCGCGCGCCCGCACTACGGCGTGGTGGAGCTGCGCGGCCACACGCACGGCGCAGTCTACGCCGCGCTGGTCGATTGGATCGAAGACGCCATCCGCCTGCACCAGCCGGCCGAGATCGTGGCCGAGGCGCCGCTGGTGCGCGGCCAGCACCAAGGAATGGATGCCGGCCGCCTGGCGCTGGGCATGATCGCTCACCTCGAGCTCGTGGCGCACGACCACGGGATCCGGCTGCTCGAGGAACACGTCAGCCGCACCCGCAAGGCAGTCATGGGCCGCGGGAATTTCGCTAAGGGCACGGCGAAGGATGAAGTGCTCGCGTGGTGCCGCGCGCAGGGCTACGAGCCGCCTGACCACAATGCCGCCGATGCGGTGGTGCTCTGGCGGCATGTCGAGATGCTGCGGCAGGGCAGGGCGGCATGAGCGACAAGCGCGAACCCGCCGAGCCCATCTACACGCCCGAAAGCCCCGACGCGCTGCGGGACGGGCTCTATGCCGGCTTCTGGGCGCACCAGAAGCCACCCGCCACCAAGGGCAAGCCGGCATGACCTGCGACCGCTGCCAAGGCACCGGGTGGGTCGAGACGCCCGCCCATGAGATCGACGCTTGCAAGTCCTGCGCAGCCCGCGCCGAGGCCGAATGGCGGCTGCAGCACCCGAAGCCTGCGCGCCCGGCCCTGCGCATCATCAGCACGAAGGACCGCGCCGCATGAGCGAGCCGATGACGCCGACGCGCAAGGCGCTTTCAGCGCGCCTGCGCTTCAACGTCTTCAAGCGCGACCAGTTCGCGTGCCAGTATTGCGGGGCGCATCCCCCGGCAGTGGTCCTCGAGTGTGACCACATCATCCCAGTGGCCGAAGGCGGGCAGAACGACATCTACAACCTGGTCACCGCATGCCAGGACTGCAACCGCGGAAAGGCGGCCGTGTCTCTCTGCGTCGTGCCTCAGAGCCTCGCCGACCGGGCCGCTGAAGTGGCAGAGCGTGAGGCGCAATTGCGTGGCTACGCAGAAGTCATGGAGGCGCAGCGTGAGCGCCTAGAGGACGATGTCTGGCGCGTCCTTTCGATTCTGTCCCCTGGCGCACACTCAGTCCCTCGCACCGAGTACGCGAGCGTCCGACGCTTTGTGGAAAGGCTTGGCGTCTACAAGGTCATGGAGGCCGCACAGATCGCCCGTGGCAGCCGGACCTACGGCAGCCGAATGTTCCGATACTTCTGTGGCGTCTGCTGGAACATGGTGCGCGAAATGGAGGGCAAGGAATGAGCCGCCCATCGTTCCAATTCTACCCCGACGACTGGCGAGCGAATTCCAACCTCCGCCGCTGCTCCTGGGCAGCCCGCGGCGCATGGATGGACGTCATGTGCCTGATGCATGATTCCGACCGCTACGGCGTGCTCGAATGGTCGATGAAGGAGATCGCCCAAGCGCTGGGATGCCCGGCTAGTCTGCTCAACGAGCTGGTGACCAAGGGCGTGATGAAGGGCTGCGATCGCGGCCCATGCGAGCCCTTTGTCTACACGCCGCGGAGCGGCAGGAAGAACGGCCCGCCGGTCACCCTCATCGAACAGCAGGAGGGTCCGATCTGGTTCTCCAGCCGCATGGTGCGTGACGAATACCTTCGCGCCATCCGCGGCGAGGGAAGCAGGTTGGGTGAGGGCAATGGTGGGCCACCTAAGCCCACACCAAAGGCCGCACCTAACCCCCCCTTTGGTGAAGGGCAAAGTGACGGCTCTACATCTCCATCTCCATCTTCACCTTCAGAGAAGAGTTCCGAGACTACGTCTCGGCACGTCGACGCTGTCGCGTCGCCGGCCGCAACCGCCCCCCCGGATGCCCGCTCCGCGCTCTGGACCGAAGGCCTGACCCGGCTGCGACGGCTCACCGGCAAGCCCGACCGCGCCGCTCGCGCTCTGCTGGGCCAGCTCTGCGCCGCCGCTAGCGACGACTGCGCGCTGGTCGGCTCCCTGCTGCACGAGGCCGAGGCAGCGCGCGTCGGCGACCCGGTGCCATGGCTGCAGGCCGCCATCCGCACCCGCACCGGCGAGCGCACCAGCGCCGCCAAGCCCAGCCGCTTCGCGTTCCTCGCCGACGCCATGTTCGGCCCCGATGGCAAGCCCAACCCCGTGATCGACATCAGCGCCGAGAGGGTCGCATGACCGCCATTGCCCACCGCCCCGAACTGCTGCCCGAGCCCTCGGCCTGGCTGCGCGATGCGCTGGCGCACGTCGCCGCCCCGCACCCCGACATCGGCCTCGAGCCCGCGCGGATCCGGCCTGGCGTGCGCGAGGAAGCCGCGCGTCGCGCCGAAACCATGGCCGCCCAGCTCGCGCCCGCCAGCGCCGAGCAGTGGCAGCGGTTCCTCCTGCCCATGCGGGTGCTGCCGAACGCCCCCCTGGCGGAGCGCGAATACGCCGCAGCGGTCGGCACCATCGCCTTCGCGCTGCACGACATCCCAGCCTCGGTGCTGACCGCGAACCGCCAGCGCGAAGCACTGCGCGCCCTGCGCTTCTGGCCGACGCCCAACGACCTCGCCGCCATTCTCAGCCCCGCTGCCAACGCCCTGCGCAGCGAGCATCGCGCCCTGCGCACCATCGCCGCGGCGCCCGAGGCCACCACCAGCGCCCCGCCCACGGAGGCCGAGCGCGCCGCCAACGCAGCCCGCGCCCAGGCGCTGGCGGCACACCTGCGCGGCGACGCCAGCGGCACACCTCGAGCGCGCGGCGGGTCACGCCCCCTGAGCCCGGCCGCCCTCATCGCCGGGTACGAGGCCGCCGGCACTCCGGCCGCCCTCTACCGCGCCGAGGTACTGCGGCGGCAGCACGTGGACATTCCCGGTTGACACGGCAACGGGGGCCTGGGCTATGAGCGATTTCACGCCCCCCAGTGCGACGCCGACAGGCGAGACGCACGGCGGTAGCATGGCGGACCCCTGGCACGTCATTGAAACCGAACACCGCCAGGAAGCACTCGCCCGCGACAGCATCCAGGCCCTCGGCTTTACCGCCTTCCTGCCCATGGTCGCTCGCCCTCTCGGCCGGGCCACCGTCCTGCAGCCCCTCTTCCCGCGCTACCTGTTCGCCATGTTCGATGCTGGCAGCGATTGGGGCGGACTGCGGCGCGCCCGAGGTGTGGTGGACGTGCTGAGGGCGGTGGGAAGCGCAGCGCCGGCAGTCGTGGACCATCGCCGCGTCGAGGCCATCATCGCCCACTGCTCGGCGAGACAGGTGGTCGACACCGATCCCAGGCCGGCACTCATCGCCGCCGGCATCACCGTCCGCGTGACCACCGGGCTCTGGGCTGACCACCGCGGCGTCTGCCTCTGGTCCTCAGCCGAACGTGTGGCTCTGCTGCTCGACGTCATGGGCCGCGAGCTGCGGATGATAGTCCCGCGGCGCAGCGTCACGGAGGAAGCGACATGAGCCGGCTGACCGCCATCAAGCCGGCTCTTCGCACCGTCAGCACTGCCGCCGCTGCGGCTCAGCCGAAGGTCAAGGACGCGCATTACTACACCCCTGAGCATCGGGCATGGTCGCGTGCCGTCATTGCCCGCGCTGGCCATGCCTGCCAGGCCTGCGGGCGCAGCGATACGCGCCTCTTTGCCGACCATGTCATCGAACTGCGGGATGGGGGCGACCCGATAGCGCTGAGCAACGGACAGGCGCTCTGCGGGGCCTGCCACAGCCGCAAGACCGCCAAGGCCCGCGCCGATCGGCAGAGGGGAGGGGGGGGTCAAATCTCTGGGCCGGCTGGGGGTTTGGCC